CAGTCGGCATGCAGCGCGGCTGCATGCAGCGTCCACATGCATTCATTGCGCACTCAAAACGCCTGCTAGCAGCCACTGGCGCCACCCCCGAAGAGTGCGCCGCAATGGTGGCAGCGGCATCCACGTCTTGCGACGGGGTGCAGGTGCACCCCGTGAGGGATGTTTGGGAGGGCTGCGCTGCGCCAGCAGCGCAGCCTCTGGAAGCCTCCGCGGCAGTGGAAAACATCACGTGGTATCCCAGCAGCTCTGCACCCCTCCCCACGCAGCGGGAGCTGGGGTGGGTGTACACGTGGGTGTCCCAAAGCGGGCGCACCATTGCTGTGACACCTCAAGGTGTCGCGACATGCGTTCTCGCACACGTGCAACGCTGCATTTCTGCGTCCCTACCAGGGGACCCGGTGCAACACTGCGTCGTGACTGTACCGGCGCACTTTGGGGATGTGGCTCGTTCGTGCACAGCTGCTGCAGCAGCGCACGCGGGGTGGGCAACGGTGCACCTTGTCAGCGAGCCCACAGCCGCTGCAGTGGCATATGGAGCACTGCTGCACACCTCAACCACATCCACTGCACTGGATGCAATGGACACTGTCCAGGGAGGCCTCACCAACGCAGGGGAAGCCTCTAGGGATCCCTCGCACGCTGCAGTGCCCTCAGAGGCGCCGCAAGCGGCCCATGGAGCAGGGGAAGCACCGCCTCCATGCACATTGGTGGTGGACTGTGGAGGGGGCACCTTGGACGCTTCAGCGTTGCTGCTCACTGCAACGGGGGCAGTGCGAGTAGGGGGCACCGCGGGGGACTCCACGTGTGGTGGCATGGACGTGGATGACACCTTGTTGCGCATTGTGCGTGGGCGCGTGCAGGGCAGCAAGGGCAGCGGAGCGGATGCAGCACTCTTCACGGTACAAGATGCCGAGCTGTGGAAGTGCCGAGTGGTGTCCACGGGTGCCGCCGTGCAGGTGCACAGCGGCGTGGCGGTCACTGTGGAGGACGTGAACAGCGCCGCGCAAGGCCTGGCGCACAAAGCAGTGGTGACTGCCCACGCAGCAGTGCGCGGTGCGCACGAGGCCCTGGGGAAGCCGCTGGGAACTTTCCCAGTGTCCACGCTCCTGCTCGTGGGTGGCTCATCGCGATTGCCTGCCTTGCGCTCTGAACTTCAAGCAGAGTGGCCTGGTGCTGCAGTGGTGCAAGATGCAGGCACTGCAGACGCAGCGGTGGCACTGGGGGCAGCGTTTTACGCGGCAGGTCTGGGCGTGGGGGCAGCAGGCAGCGCCGCCGGAAGCACTGCTGTGCAGCAAGATGTGACGCCCATGCCAGTGGGCATCACGACCCCGGCGGGGTACGTGCACCCCCTGCTTCCAGCCAACACCCCACTGGGGTGCGTGCGCACAGCTGTCATCCCCACAGCCGTGGACCACCAGCGCGTCATGCTGCTGCAGGTGCGGCAGGGCACGTCGCCTCTGGCATCCAAGTGCGCTCAAGTGGGAGAGCTCACAGTGCCGCAGCTCACAGTGGCCCTTCGGGGGCAAGTAAAGGTGGTGGTGAGGGGCTTGTGCACTCCTGACGGGCAACTCCTGGTGGACGCCGCGGAGTACGATGAAGGCACCCATGGTGCCCTGGACGCAGTGCTGCGCGCAGGTCCCCCCATCACCCGTCCAGATGACATGCTGTCCCCGGAGGACCGCGCTGCGCACATTCGGGCTCACCCCTTGGCCATGCAGTGGTACAGCGCCAGCTTTGCACGCCCCTCTGCCGCAGCTGCCGTGGGTGCTGCCCTGGCTGCTGCTGCCACCGTACCAGCGGCATCCATTGGCGCCTTGCAGCACGCTGCTTCCGCCTTGCAACGCTTGCAACACGCCGCGTCCCAGGTGTCTCAAGCTGCCAGCCTGACACGCACCACAGACGTGCAGCTGCACCAGGAACTGTCCGCCTGCGCAACTGCTGCGTGGGAGGCCAGCACCGGCTCCATGGCACTGCAGGACCCGCAAGAGCGCCTGGCTGCCCTGCAAGCGGCACACACAGCCTTGGAGGAAGCAGCAAAGAACGCGTGGGCAGTGCACACTGCGTGCACCGCCAACCGCATGACAGATGCAGGCGCAGCTGCGCCTACGGGTTCGCCTGATGCTGCAGGTGCGGGAGGGGACACGCCCAGTGTGAACGCCACTCTTGCGTACGAGGTGCGCACAGGGGCACTTCCGGAGCACCTCGTGGCGGAGCAGCGCATGCCCAGAACCCACGCAGAGGTCATGGACAAAGAAATCATGAAGCCAAATGGCATCAGGTGGAGGGACCCCGTGAAGCAAGCCAAGGAGTACATGTCTAGGAACATGCTGCTCCCCCCATACCTCGTAGAGGAGCTGCAAGCTCTGGGAGCGGACGCAATGCCTGAGCCTGTCGCTAAAGCCCTTGCTGCGCATCTCGCCGCCGCAGACCAAGCGCTGTCTGAAAGTGAAGGCACCGCAAGCGTGCAAGGCTATGCAGAGTCAGTGCAGGAATAAATTCAGGGTGCAACCATGACTGCACACACAGACACAGACACACACACACCTGCTGGCACCGTCTTTGTACAGTGCTGCAGCTTGGCGTTCAGCAGGTTTACGTGCATGGTACCTGTTAGGCGTGAAGGGGAGTTGCAGAGGTGTACACATGGCACTGAATTACACAAGCACCCGCTGCTTACAGAAACAGAGGCACCCTGCAGCGGGGAGCTCCAAGTCATTGCGTCAGTACCGCCGCGGGTGCCACAGGGGCAATCAGGGGCAGCCAAGGAAGGGGCGACAGGAGGGAGTGACCCTGCACTTCACTGTCCAGCCACTGCTGCAGGGGATTGTGGGTGTCCCCGACGGCATCCAAGTGATGCACTGCGGCGCTAATCGCTTCGGTGCTGGGTCTGTAGCACATGTACTGGCGCAAGCATCCCATGTTTTCAGGTGGTGGGCGCACAGGTGCACGCACTTTGTCCACGCCTCCACCGTAGCGCTGGGGAGCGGGTGCTTCCCCGGTGACTTTTCCTGCGCCCTGCTGGGAAGCCAGCACGCACGCAGCGACGCTGTGCACCAACGGCTCATCCTGCACACACTGTGCTGCCCACACCAGCACGCGTGCCCGCAGCATGTCCCTTCCAACGGCACCCAATGCGTCCCCTGGAAACGCTGCAGAACGCTGCAGGGGGGCACTCATGTCCCGCCACTGTGCAGCGCCAGACGTGTCTAGTAACAGCGCTGCTGCAGCTGCTGCAAGGGTGCACCCCCCAGCACCATGCGCATACCTAGCGTCTTTCAGCGCGCTCTTTACCAGCCCCGCGCAAGCAAGGACAGCGTTGCGCACTCTGGAGGTACGCGGACCGCCTGCAGCGATGGCGCCACACCCGTGCAGCGTGCGCACAGCTGTGTCGCAAATGCGCAGCAAGGGCAACCACGCATGCCACTGCACCGGCGCGGCAGGCTGCAGCGTGGAATCGGCTTCGTGCACAGTGCAGTGATGAGCGCGGGAAGCCTGCAGCAAAGCAGTTGCAGCGTGGGCAACAGACGCCAAAGCAGCATTTAGCGGATGCGCCTTGGGGGACTCTGCATGCGGAACGCTGAGGGGTGCGAGGGTGCCCCATTCCTGCACAATGCGTGCACACTGCAGCATGTCATGTGCAGCTGCGGGGGACTCCCAAGTGGACGGCGCCATGCCACACACAAGCTCCAACACGGCAGCAGCGCTCACGGCAGCCACTGCGACGCGCTTGGTACCGTAATGCTCGTGGGTGCCTGTGGAAGCATCCATATCAGCTGGGTGCATTCCACGCACCGCACTGCGCCACGCGTGAGGGTCAACGCACCCTATGAACTCCTGCAGGCGCACGAGTGCATCTTCTGCTTGAGTGCCTTCACTGTGCGCACGGTGTGCTGCACCAACGCATGGCCCCTGCACCGCCTCCTGCACGGAACTGTGCAAAGTGCTGAACCAGAACACAGCCGCAGCACAAGTGCGCAAGGTGTTCACGCTGGCTGCAGAGTGCACCTGCAGCAGACGGCCCATCACTGGGTCAGAGGGGCATTCCGCCGCGGCACAGTATGCACGTTGTCTGGCCATGCTGTACGTAATGTCCTTGAGGGAGCCAGCGGCACCCACGCCGTTTGCAGCAGTGCGCCGTGTGGCAGCTGACGCTTCCTCCAGGAGAGTGGACGCCGCGGTGCCACACGCCTGCAGCAGCCTGGAGGTGCACTTCAAAGCAGCAGCAGACGCAGAAGGCCTGGTGCCCCCCTGAACGAGTGCAGGGGCGGTGGGGGGTGCCAGGCACGCATGGGAGTGCGCGCGGAACAGCAAGCACTGCAGCGTGTCCCTCCACTGGGAGAGGGGTACCCCAGCACCTACAGCTGCTCTCACCGCGTCCACAAGGCAGTGCTGCGCAGCTGCACTGTGCAGTGCCAGGACTGCATCCACGCTCATGGAACAACGGGCCAAGGACTGCAAGGACTCCCAGCTGGTACCACGACCACCCCACGCGTGCCCCTGCAGCATGGTGCCCCCCACAGCGTGCGGGACGCATGCCTGCACGCATGCCGCCGCTGTGATGCGGCGCACATCAGTGCAGCGGCCCTCCCTGGCAACAGCCTGCACTTCCACTGTGGAGGGCAGGACGCGCCACGATGACAGTGCGTGCTGACGAGTGACATCGTCTTCGTGGGCGCCGGGGGCACCAGAGGGGGGCACCGCTGCGTGCTTGGGGACGCAGTGCAGCGCCCCACCCTGCACCATGCCCTGGCACGGGTCAGGCACCGTGCCGCCGAGAGCGCCCTCCGGCACTGCCCACCACCACACCGGACGCACAGCAGTGGACACGTCCACGCACTGCGCCGCCATGCACTGCAGGGTGCTTCGGGTGCCCACTGGAGGCACCATGTACGACGGCGCAGGCGTGCTGGGCTCCAGGTGCCGTTCGTCTGCAGAGCAGCGCAGGGCTTCCCTGGGCACCTGCCGCAGCAGCGTTAGTTCTTGAGCCCACCCTGCAGGGCTGACGGGAGGCCCCTGTGCAGCAGCTGTGAGCAGGGCACACTGCAGCACCTCCCACACGTGCTTGTGGGGAACATCCTCCTTCCATAGGGCACCCGCACTGCCCGCGGGGGCAGCCAGGGCAGCTGCAAGGGTGGAGTCTGCAGCCCCCAGAAGTGCCGGGGCACACCAAGGGAGGTGCGGAGAATCCAGGGGCACCATCAACAGCTCCGCCGCTTTTTCGAAGCCTTGCCTGCGGGACTGCGCGATGTCCCGCAGGGTGCCAGCGGCAACACGCAGAGCCACCTGCAGCGCCAGCAGCACAGACACGCTGCACTGGGAAGGCGCTGCAGAGCTGCCGTCCACGCAGTACCTCAGCACGCCCTTGTGCAGATTTGGGGAGTGCATGGCAAGGTGCACAGAGTGATTGGTCACTCGCAGCACGTGGGCAGCAACGGTGGGGTGTAAGCGGCGCATCCCGTCGCGGCACGCGCACAGTGCCGCAGCGTCGGTGACTCTGGCAAAGGCGGAACGCAGCACGCCCATCAGCGCGGTCCCTTCTGCGCCCTCCTCTCGCAGCCAGTCAGTGCTGAGCACCACTGGTACGTTGTCTTCCACGGGGGCGCTGTAAGGCGTCTCCTCTTGGTCGGACGGCGGTGGCGGCGGTGGCGGCAAACAGCTCCACGCGGTGCTGAGGGAGGCCACTGGACGCTGCCATGTGCCGTCGGGAGCCACCACAGCAGCTGGCGCAGCATCCGCCACTGCTTGGCGTTCCATGGAGCCCACGGCAGCAGCGCACAACTCAGCTTGGCGCGTGCAAGCAGTGGGGGTCCATTGCGCCTCCACCAGCGTGTTTCGCAAGTGTCCCCCCGCAGCCATGTACACTTCCCAAGTGCAGTTGGAAGTTGTGCACACGTCCACTGCGGCTCCCTGAAAGCGTTCAGCGACACTGCTGCGCGCACGAGGCTTTGGTGCACGGCGTGCACTGAGCATGGTGGCAGGCGACTCAAATGATAACGAACGAGCGTGATAATGGGTGCTGCAGGTGTGTTTTCATACACAGTTTAGTATTGAGTGTGTGTGGGTGCTGCAGTGTGATGTTCGCACTGTCCACGCTGTGACAGTGCGCGCCTACCCCCCGTCCCACCCCACCCCATTCACCTGCCCCTCTCTGCCACGGAAACGCACACGCGCGTCACATGCTGGACTCCCCCGTCACACAGCTCATTCAAAACACCCAGAGCCAGCTTTTCATGCACGCAGATCAGCGCCATTGCGTGCGCCCAGACATCCAGTTGGGCACCGAAATCAATCCAGCAATTGCTTGTTCCGTTTCGTGTTGCAACCAGCCCCGAGAGCTGTTGCTGGCGGAAGCACTGCAACAGAGTGCCTTCGCCGTGACGTGACACGAGGTTGTTCGGGGTATGGATCAGACAACGACAAACGAAACATCAAGCAGGCGGTACCTATACTCGTACATGACTGCATTTTGAGGTAAACGGCGTGGCGTGGTGTCACTGAGATGACCACTGGTGCCTCGCACACCTGACACGCAGCAGCGACTTGTGAGCAGCCCAGCGTACTTCACGTGCTGCATCCAGCACACAGCGCCTCAAGGGCGTGATCAAGTGCTGTATATCCCGCACAGCGTGCAGAGTGCCCCAGCGCAGTGCTTCAGGCCAGCGTGACTTTTGCAGGGCGTCAGCGCATACCGCGAAGTGCTGGTGCTGCAGGGCGTGGCTAGGAAAGCCGGGGTGACGCAGGGACAAAAACGCCATCACAATGTGCAACTGCCCAGACTCGCATGCCGCATGAAACGAGTACTGCCGGGGTGTGCCGGCGCACGCTGTGCAATTCCTTCTTGCAACCAACTCGCACTTGACAGCTTCCACGCACCCCTTTTCACACATTCCGTCTAGTGCTGCATCGCGCTTCGCGCACAGCAGCAGCGGCGACGCCCAACGCCTACCACCGTGCTTTGCGAACGCTGCAGCTTCCTCTACGTCCGTGTGCGCTGGCAAACACGCTGCGTGCTCTCCGTGCACCAGGAGGTGCACCACGTCCTGACGATCTTGCAGCACAGCCATGGTGAGAGCCTTACTGCGTTGCAGTGGCAGCAGAGTGGCTGTGCCAGGTTGGCTTTGCAGGCGCAGCTGCACTTGCAGCATGCAGCGCACGACACTCAAGTGCCCGGCCGCACATGCCATGGAAAACGCTTCACCCACAGCCTGCCTGCACGCGTCGCTTCCAGGAAGTGCCTGCAGCAGCAAGAAGTTGACCAGCTGAGCGTCCCCGGCTTCAGTGGCTCTGAAGATCCTGCACGCTAATGCAGCATCTTCACTTGTGTCAGGTAGGGCTGTTGCTGTGCCCCGTGAGAGGCGTTGCATCAGCCGCAGCATCGCTTCATAAGCTTCCTGCATGTCTCTTCCAAAGGGGGTGCCCCACAGCGTACAAGGTGTGCGCGCGCACGCAGCGGGCACGCTGGTGCAATTGTGGACACGTTGCCTCGCGTCGCTCAGCTAAACGCGCGGAAAAAACAAGCAGTGCAAACGTGTGGACAAGTTACCATTGAAGGTAGTAAATGCGTGGATGCAGGCGA